TGGAGAAGTCCGGGATCTTCGTCGGCCGCGGGATCTACACCCGAAACGAAGTACGGGACGTAGAGGGGCGCGAGCCCCTGCCCGGTGGGGACGTCGCGACGGTCGACACCGCCTCGGGTCCGGTCCCGCTCGCAGACTTCGTGGGCGGACTCGAGGTGGCCCCGGAAGGCAAGGAAGAACCGGGAAAGAATCCCCTCGACGTGGCTCTTCCTCCGGCTGCAGGAGGAGGTTCGGCACTTGGAACGGGAACATCGCCCCCGGCGTCCACGGGCATGGCCGCGGTCGCTGCTGCGTCGGCGCTCAACGTCGCACTCCCGCCGGCTGCGAAATACAACGAGGCGCACGAACCTGCCGGTAGTCCCGAAGGCGGTCAGTTCACCAGCGGAGAGGGTGGTGGCGGTGGTGAATCGGAGGAAGACGAGGGTGGCAAAGAGGAAGGTTCCATAAAGAACCGGAAAGAACTCACCAAATCCGACAGGGGCCGTGTCGACAATTGGACCGCGGGTGACGACGTGTACCAGAAAATGCGCGATCCGAATAGCGATGAGGGCAAGGAATTGGGAAAGCTTCTGGATCGCATTCCGACGTTCTCCGGGACGGTGCATCGTGGAATGGTGGTCGACAAGGCCGGGGTCGATGTTCTTCTCGCCAAGGACGGGGAGGAACTGACGATCAAATATAACTCCTCAGCAAGTCGCGATAAGGGCGTCGCAAACGAGTTTGCACACACCATCCAGAAACCCAAGGACAAGTGGTCCGTGATAATGTCCGTCAAGACCAAGGGCGCTGCCCACGTCGAGAAGGTCGCGGCGATGGGGTACGAAAACGAAGAGGAAGTCATCCTCCGGGCGGGCACGAAGTACAAGGTGCACGTGGCGAAAACAGTGCCAGCGAAGAGAACTGCTTATGTCGAACTCGAACAAATCGCAGGCTGAGACCAAGTCGAAACGTGCGCGGCGTTTCGTCGACACGGATATGGACTGGCTTGGACTTGGCGAAAAGAAGGAAGCTAAACCCGAGAAGGTGGCGGTTCCAGTCGCCAGCATGAAGGTTCGATCGGCGGTGCAGCGAAGCCTCGATTCCCGGATGGTGGTCGCGGACCTGCACCGCTGGCGGACCGTCGCGTTGAAAGCGCTTCAGAACGGCAAGCGTTGTCGCGGATTCATTTCGGAAACCATCCCACCTGCCCTCAATGTCGCCCTGGTCGAGTGGCTCGAACACGCGACCACGAAGGAGGACGTGGATTGGGGCTTTCGGATGATCGGGAAGGCGCGTCGTCCCCTGGTGGCAGTGCGCCGGAGGATCCGACTCGAGCGAAGGATGCGGGGAGCCGCCCAGGCGCACTTCAAGGCCGTCGCCCCCGAAGTCGCGCGCGTTGTCACCGCCCACTATCGCGAGGCGAAGTCGGAGACGGAAGGAAAGATCCTCGTCACCTGGAAGGCCGCCGGACCCACGGACGAAGCCGTCAACAGTGCGATGGAGTGGGAGAAGTTCCTGGAGAGCATCCGGCCGATCCTCTTCGACGCCTACCTCGAAGGCGAGACGCTCGCCGCCGACGTGTCCGGGGCCGAGGTCGCGTACGGACTGACCGACCAGCAGGCTACGGAGTACGCCGCGCAGCGGGCGGCAGAACTCGTCGGCAAGAGGATCCTCGCGGACGGAAGCGTCGTGGACAACCCGAACGCCCGATGGTCGATTCCTCAGACGGTCCGAGACCGGCTGCGGCAAACGATCACGAAGGCATTCGAGGAGGGGTGGAGCGAGGCGGAGCTCCAGAAGGAGATCGAGAGTCCCCGATTCTGGTCCTGGAGGTCGGACATGATCGCCCGGACGGAAGTCGGAACGGCCCTGAATCGTGGGACCGTCCAGGCCTACCGCGAAGGCGGCGTGGAGACCGTGATCATCCACGACGGCCCGGGATGCCTCGAGGACGGGCACGACGACTCCCAGGACGGCGTGGACGGCGAGGAGTGGCCCATAGAGAAGTTCGACGAGTACCCGCTGGGACACCCTAACTGCAGGCGGGATGCGGTCCCGAACCTGCCGGAGGAATAGGACGATGGCAGCAATGACGGTTTACCTGGTCGGGCGAGTCGTGAAGATCACGGCGCAGGGTTTCATCGCATGGGACCTGCTCGGCGTTTACCAGAACCAGGCGCCGGCGATCTCGGCCTGTCACCGTGCGAGCGACTTCTACGTCGCCGTCACGACCGACGCTTCCCTCACTCCCGACACAGCCCCGATCCCGGGAGCGATCTTCCCACTACAGGTCGCCGCGGGACAGGTTCCGGCGTGAACGCCCGAAGGGACTCGGCGCGGGGGATCCTCGACCACGCCCTGGGTGAGATCGGACGGAAGATGGCCAACCAGGCGAATCGGATCTCCAAAGCCGGAACCCGTGTGCGGGACCGACGAGGCCATGAATATCTGATCTGGAAGGACGGGTCGCTCCGTCGGGTGGACAAGTTGGCGGCCTCGGCCGCGAAGAAGGGATGAACCCATGAGCGCAGTCAATTTCGAGCTCCTTCCCCTCGCGGCGCAGACCGCTTCGATGGCCGGCGGATGGGTCGACGTCGCGGGACTCAAGGAGATGGAGGTCTTCGTCCAGGTCACGACCGGATCGGGGACGCTCACGAAGTTCTCGGTCTTCCTCGAAGGAACCGACGACGACGGAACGACCGCGTACGAACTCCTCGCGGACACGTCCTTCAAGAATTCGTCGGGGGCCACGCCGGCGGACGAACCGACCCCCATCAACACGAACAAGAGGAACGTGGTCGGCGAGACGGCGATCGTGACGACCTTGTCCAAGTGGACCGCCCAATACACGCGCTTTCCGGACAAGGTCCGGGTGCGCCTCATCATCACGCCGACCGCGGCGCCGTCGGAGACGTTCTCGGTCAAGGCCGTCGGAAAGAACTAGGAGGAACGTTCATGGGAAAGAAAGCCGGTCAGGAAGTTCCGCGCCGCTTCGACGTGTTCCTCCCCTTCGCCAAGGTCGAGGAGATCGACGGTGCCGTCTACGTCTCGTCCAGGGCCACGCGAGAGGAACTGGACAAGCAGGATGAGATCGTTGGGATCGACGCGAGCGTGAAAGCCTTCACGGAGTCCGCCGAGTGGTTCGAGCGCGTGACCGGAGGGAAGTCGAAGGGCAACGTGCGCGCCATGCACCAGGCGATCGCCGCCGGCAAGATGGTCGCCTGGTATCACGACGAGGAGGACCAGGCCATCGACGTCGACATCAAGGTCGTCGACGCCGAGGAGGGCCGGAAGTGTCGCGAGCACGTCTACGTGGGCGTGTCCATCGGCGGGATCCCGAAGGCTTGGGAGACGGTCAACGTCGAAGGGAAGAAGGTCCGGAAGATCACGGAGTACGAGCTCGTGGAGATCTCCCTGGTCGACCGGCCGGCGTGTCCCTCGGCCGTCTTCTCCGTCGTGAAGCGGGCGGACGCATCCGTGACTCCTGTTCCGGTCCCGACCGTGGCGAAGGTAGAACCGACTCCCGCGCTGAAGAAGGCCGAGGAGGAACCGACGACCGTCCAAACCCTCATCTTTGACAAGGAGAAGTTCACCGTCGACGAGGCGAAGGCCTGGGCGGACAAGAACGGTTTCAAGTCCTCGAAGGTCGACGAGCCCGAGAGCGGCGAGACCATCCGTCTCCGGCAGCGCGACCCCGGCGACTTCAAGGACGACATGAAGACGATCGATCTCAAGCCGGGAGTCCAGGCGGTGATCGGTCACCTGAAACTCGCGGTGCCGAGGTTCGGGAAGGTCCTTTCGGACTCCGCGGCCGCCTTCGAGAAGAGGATGCATGGGCTGGTCCTCTTCCCGGCGATGGACGCGCTCCGATCCCTGGAGTACGCCCTGGAATCGCTCGGCTACGATGCGCAGGCCGGAGAGGAAGTCGCGGCCGACCTGGCGGTCCTCACCGCGGCCGTCGACGCCATCATGGAGTTCATGTCCTCGCGATTCGCCGACCAACTCCGGACGGCGACCTCGGAGAAGGGCGCGATCTGGACCGAGGCGGCTCGCGCGCTCGAGATGGTCGAAGCACTCCCGCGCGTCCTGAACCCCTACCAGCTCTCGAAGGTGCTGGAAGAGGCGGACATGAAGGAGAACCTCGACGCCATCCACACGATGGGTCATGGCCTGGTCAAGGCGTCCTCGATCATGGGGGCGACCTGCAAGAGCGAGGAGTGCCCCCCGCTCGAAGGTGAAGATGAAGGAGACGGGGAAGGCACCGGATCCGGTGACGAAGATGGAACCGGAGAAGGAAAAGCTCCGGCGGAAGATGAAGGTAAGAAGGCGGCCGTCGCTGGAGTCAGTGTCGCGACCGCCGTCGTTCAGGAAACGGAGGGGACGCAGAAGATCCTCGTCGCGGTGGAAAAGGTCGGTGCCGAGGTCGGTTCCGTCAGGGACACCGTCAAGGCGCTCGACGACCGCGTGAAGAAGATCGAAGGCCTCCCCGCTCAGATCGGACGTCCCCCGGCGCATCCGGTCGAGAAGTTCCTGGGCCCGGGAGGGGAAACCGTGCTCGCGGTCGACGAGGCCGCCATCCTGAAGCGGTACGCCGACGCGGAGTCGGATCCCGAGAGGAAGAGGATCCTGACGCTGTGCGCCGTCGAGGCGAGCGTCAAAGTCGCCCTGAAGGCGGCCGGACGGTAGAACCGGACGAGCCGCAAGGAGAACGACAGTGTTGAATCTCGAAGCCTTGTCCGCCGAGACGAGGGAGAAACTCCTCGAAGCGGTCAAGAAGTCCCTGGCGGGACCGCCGATCGAGAAGGCGATCACCGTCTCCACCGGCCTGGTCGGCGTGTCGTTGGAGACGCCGGCGCAACAGTCCGCCCCCCTGATGGCTCCCTTCCGGCAGCGCATCGGTCGCCGGGTCGGGGCCGGAGCGGACAACGTGACCTGGAAGCAGATCACGGCCGTCCTGCAGAACGCGAAGTTCTCGACGACCGAGACCGCGGCCGCGAACGCGATCGCGACGACCGTCGTTCCGAAGTCCGCGGTGTTCAAGGAAGTCGGGACCCGCGGGTCCGTCACCCGGAAGGCCATCGCGCATGGCCAGGGCTACGACGACGTGCGCGCCCGTGAGACCACGAACACCATGCTCCTGGCCCTCAAGTTGGAGGAGCAGTGCATCATCGGAGGGAACATCACCGCCCTCGGCGCTCCGGCGGCCCCGACCGTCGCGGTGATCGCCACGGATGGGACCATCGCCGCCGACGCGGCCGGATGGGACGTCCGGATTGTCGCCCTCACCTTGATGGCGGCGAACCGGTGCTCGATGGACCGCCCGAGCGGATACGCCTCGCTCGCCGCGCCCTTCACTCTCGACTGCGTGCTCGCCGGCAACGGCCGCGCGGGCGTCGAGCAGAACGTCGCGACCGACGGGTGGTCGGCGCAGGGAGCGCTCACGACTTCCGCCGCGACGGTCGGCGGAACCTCGTGTCTCCGGATTTCCTGGACTTCGATCCCCGGCGCCTCGGCCTACGCCGTGTACGCCATCACGCACGGGGCTGGGGCGGGCGTCCCCATCCTGGAGGCGATCGTCTCGCAGTGCCAGGTGACTCTGATCTCCGCCGCGGGAACCGGGCAT